ACTAAGCAAAAAAGTATTTAGTCCTAAACCAGGTAAAGAAGCTTGCCCATTAGCTAAATGGGAAAAATAAAATAATGTTATGGCACAATTAACACAAGAAGAATTAAAGTCAATTAAAGATCTCCAATCTAAGTACAACCAAACCATATTTGAAATTGGTGTAGCTGAAGCACAACGCATCGCCCTGCAAGAGCAAGTTGATAAACTTCAAAGCAATAAAGTAGAATTAGTTAATGATCTAGCTACAATTGAAAAGCAAGAATCAGATCTAGTAACATCACTCCAAACCAAATACGGAAACGGCGCTATCAACCCAGAAACTGGAGAAATAACACCTGTCCAATAATAGTCTGCGGTTTATAATTATTTTTAGATATTTATCGATAGGTCAATCCTATTAAATTTTTTAAAAACAATTATACAAAATGGCAGAAAAAATTTTAAGTCCTGGTGTATTCCAAAATGAATCCGATCAATCATTGGTTCAAAGGGGTATTCAAGGGACATCAACCGCAGTCGTTGGTCCTACAGTATTAGGTCAACCATTAATCCCTACTTATGTTACCTCATACAGTGAGTTCGTATCTAAGTTTGGTGAAACATTTAAAAGTGGTAGTTACTACTACGAATATCTTACATCATTAGCTGCTAAGGATTATTTTAACAACGGTGGTCAAACACTATTAGTTACTAAGATTATTAGTGGTAGCGCAGGTGTTTCTACTTATGCTAATGCTACTGTACCAGCATTTATGAATGTTGCTTCATCTTCCTTTGCACTTGAAACTATAGCTTGGGGTGATCAGATGAATAATACCAGTAGTTTAAGTGCTGGTGCCTTAGCAAGCGGAAGCGCAATTAACGTTCGTTGGGAAGTTACAAATGTAAATACAGGAAGTGGTGTATTTAGTTTAGCAGTTCGCGCTGGTAACGATAATAATGCTCAACCTAATTATCTTGAAACATGGCCTAACTTATCATTAGACCCAGCATTACCTAACTTTATTTCTCGTGTGATTGGTGATATTAAACCTGTTTATCGTTTAGATAGCGATAATGCTCCATATATTGATTATTCTGGATCTTATGCTAATGCTTCACAATATGTTCGTGTTAGATCCATAACTACCCCTCAAGTAGATTCTATTGATAATAATGGTAATTTCAAAGCAGCACAATACAGCGGCAGCCTACCAGCATTAGGAAGTGGTTCATATGGTGGTTCATTTAGTGGTGGTGTTGCTGCAACAAACGCATCTCAATTAATGAATGAAAGTATTACAGCAACAAACGTTCAAGGATTTGGTGTTGCTGATTACCAAGCTGCTTTTAATTTATTAGCAAATAAAGATGAATATCAATTCAACGTATTATTAGCACCTGGTGTTACTTTAGATAATGCTGCTTCTGCAACTATGATTTCTACTTGCGAAGGTAGAGGTGATGCCATTGCAGTTGTAGACTGTAAATTATATGGTAATGTAGTAACAGCTGCTGCAACCGCAGCCGCTGGTCAGTCAAGCAACTACGCAGCTACATACTGGCCTTGGGTTCAATTATTCTCAACTTCATTAGGTAAAGCTGTATGGGCTCCTGCCTCTACAGTAATGGGTGGTGTGTTTGCATTTAACGATCAAGTTGGTGCTGAATGGTTTGCTCCTGCTGGTTTAAATCGTGGTGGTGTACCTTCAGTATTAAAAGCTGAACGTAAATTAACCCAAAACGATCGTGATACTCTATACCAAGCAAATGTTAATCCATTAGCTACATTCCCTGGTGAAGGTGTTGTAGTATTTGGTCAGAAAACATTGCAGCGTAGAGCAACCGCTCTCGACCGCGTAAACGTTCGTCGTTTGTTAATTGCTCTTAAAGGATTTATTGGTCAAATTGCTAATAACTTAGTATTTGAACAAAATACCAATGTAACTCGCAATCGTTTCTTATCCCAAGTTAATCCATATCTTGAATCAGTAGTACAACGTCAAGGCTTATATGCTTATAAAGTTGTAATGGATGATACAAATAATACACCTGATGTAATTGATAGAAATCAGTTAGTAGGTCAGATTTATATCCAACCAACTAAAACAGCTGAATTTATCATATTGAATTTCAACGTATTACCAACTGGCGCTACATTCCCTGCATAGGGGATGTAGTTGCTTATATTTATTAACAGCAATAAAATAAACATAAAATGCCTGTATTAGACGCAAATGAAATAATGTTCACAGCATTTGAACCTAAAGTTCCAAATCGCTTTATCATGTATATTGATGGTATTCCATCATACTTGATTAAGAAAGCGTCGGCTCCTGGGTTTGAAGCAAATATGATCAAACTTGATCACATCAACGTTTACCGTAAAGTTAAAGGTAAAGTTGAATGGAACGACATGACTTTAGAATTATACGATCCCGTAACCCCATCAGGCGCTCAAGCCGTAATGGAATGGGCTCGTTTAGCACACGAATCCGTAACCGGTCGTGATGGATATTCCGATTTTTATAAGAAAGATTTAACATTAGATATTTTAGGACCAGTAGGTGATGTAGTAGGTGAGTGGATTATTAAAGGTGCTTATTGTAAAACAGCTACCTTTGGAGACTATGATTGGTCCTCAGGTGATGCTGCAATTAGCTTATCCGTAACAGTTGCTATGGATTATTGTGTATTGAATTTCTAGTTTAATTGTATTTATTTTAAGAGACGTTTGCTTCGGCAAGCGTCTTTTTTGTTTGTAATATGTATTGCAAACGATGAAAAATAAGTCATTCGTATTTATAAAGATAGGTATCTGCTTTGGTAGATGCCTTTTTTCTTCGTATATTTATATATACAATAATAAAATAGTTTATGGCAGAATTAAAAATCCCAACAGAAACAGTTACATTACCTTCAAAAGGCTTACTGTATCCTGAGACATCTCTACTCGCTAAAGGAGAAATTGAAATGAAGTATATGACCGCTAAGGAAGAAGACATTCTTACCAATAGCAACTACATCAAAAACGGAACCGTAATTGATAAACTACTTCAAGCGCTGATTATCACCCCTATTGATTATAATGAATTATTAGTAGGTGATAAAAATGCAATATTGATTGCAGCTCGTGTTTTAGGTTACGGTAAAGATTATTCTTTTAAGTATTCCAATGGAGATGGAGAGGAAATAGAAACTTTTATTGATTTATCTACATTAGAAGATAAACAAATAAATTCTACTCTATATAAACGCAATATCAATGAATTCTCTTTCATTCTTCCCCATTCAGGTAACAATGTTACTTTTAAATTGTTAACACACGGAGATGAACAAAAAATCGAAGCTGAAATTAAGGGTATGAAGAAGGTTAATCCTAACAGTTCATATGATGTTACTACTCGCTTAAAGCACATCATTACCTCTGTTGAAGGGAAACGTGACCAAAAAGATATTCGCGAATTTGTTGATAATTACCTCATTGCAAAAGATGCAAGAGCACTACGCGAATATTACAACCAAATATCCCCAGATATTAACTTAACCTTCAAGCCAGAAGATGAAAACTATACAGGGGAGGGTATAAATATTCCTATTTCTCTTAACTTTTTTTGGCCTGACGCCCGAGTATAGATTATACTTATTCAAACAAATACATGAAATAGTATTTCATGGTGGTGGTGGATACGATTGGAATACCGTATATAACATGCCTATTTGGTTGCGTCGCTTTACATTTGAAACGCTAAAAGAACATTTTGAAAAACAAAATGAAGAAGCAGAGAAGCAACAAAATATGATGAAAAATAATGGTAAAGCTAGAGGTGAAATATCACGACCCAATATAGCTCCAAAACCGACATATACAACAAAGGCGCCACGAAAGTAGGCGCCTTCAATATTTATATGATGTAACATTATATTATGCCCCCTACTTTAAGAGATTTAGAAGATAGCCTAGAAAATATGCGCGATGATCTGGAGAGTATGGCCAGTACATTAAGCAAAGGTCTTAGAGATAGCCTATCAGACGCATTAACAGATCTGAATAACATGGCTGAGGCTCTTAGAGAAGGTAAAGATATAACTAAAGATCTAGCCAATAAAACAGCACAATATCAAAAACAATCTAATAAATTAGCTCTTGATCAAATCAGTTTAGAAGCTCAATTACTAAAAGCATTACAAAATAGAAATGTTTCTCAAACCCAAAAAATACAAAAACAATTAACTGAAAATAAATTTGTACAGGATCAAATAGAAAAACAATTAGGTGCTGTTAAATTACTTGGACAACAAGCTCAAGAAGAGAAAAAAATAACAGAAGAAAAGAAAAAACAAAATAATTTAGCTGATACTGCTATTGCTAAACTTAAAGATTTAACTAATAAATATCTTAGTTTATCTGCTATATTTAAAATGATAGTAGATGCAGCTCTTAGATTTAATTCCTTATCAGTAGATATAAGCAAAAATATTGGTTATGGAACTGATAAAGCAGATGCCATGGCATCTCGCATGCTTGACATTGCTCAAGATTCTAGTAATATAAATGTTACTTTAAAGAATGTTGGGGAAGCAATGACTGATTTAAATAAAGCTACAGGACTTGTAGCTGAATACTCAGCTGATGCTTTAGAAACCCAAATAATGTTAACTAAACAATTTGGTTTAACTGGGGAAGAAGCAGCAGGCGTATATAAATTATCAGTACTAACCGGAAAATCATCAGAGAAAGTTAATGATGAAATGGTTGGTGCTTTTGTAGCTGCTAGGAATGCATCTAAAGCTGGAGTTCCATTTCAAGCAACAATAGCAGCTGCTGCTAAAGTATCAGGTCAATTAAAAGCAAATTTACAAGCTGATCCTGCAGGTATTGTTAAAGCAGTAGTGGCAACTACTGCATTAGGTACTTCTCTTGAACAAACAGCTGCTCAAGGTGAAAAACTTCTTAACTTTGCATCATCAATCGAAAGTGAATTAAATGCAGAATTATTAACAGGTAAGCAATTAAATTTAGAAAGAGCTAGGGCAGCAGCATTAGCTGGTGATCAAGTAGCACTAGCTGAAGAGTTAAATAAAAATATTGGATCATATGAAGACTTCACTAAAATGAATGTTCTTCAACAAAAAGCATTAGCCGACGCTGTTGGTTTAACAGCAGACCAATTAGCAAATCAACTAGAAAAACAAAAATTAGCTAGAGAAGCTGGGAAATCTTTAGCTGAATTTACTAAGGATGAAGCACTTGAAGCTCAAAAAAGACAAAAAATACAAGATAAATTTAATCAATCTATTGATAAATTAAAAGATTTAATTGGCAATTTACTTGCTGGTCCTTTTGGAATGCTATTAGATGTTTTAACTGATATTTTAGCAATTACAACTGGCACTATTGGAAAATGGGTAGGGTTAGCTGCTATTTTATTTTATGCTTCACGCAGCGTACTTAGTATGGCTGGTGGGTTTAAGGGAATGGTTGATTCCTCTAAAAGCTTAGCATCTAATATTGGTAAATTATTTAGTAAAGAAGGTAGAGCATCCTTAAAAGAATCTATATTTGGTGGTAAAGATAAAGTAAAAGAAACAGCTGAAACAACAGCAGGAGCAGGAGAAAAAGCAATAGATAAAGGACCATCAGTAGGTGAAAAAATTAAAGATACCTTAACAGGAATATCAGATGGTATTAAATCTTTTAGAGAGGTAAAAGGATCAGACATAATTAAACTAATAGGCACCTCCGCTGCCCTAGTACTACTCACCCCCGCAATACCTGCTTTATTAGCACTACAGTTTGTAAATGGAAAATTAATTGAAGGAGCATTAACAGGAATAGGAAATGGGCTAGCAGCAATAGGTACTGCTTTAAAAAATCCACAACTTCTTCTTGGTCTAGCTGCTTTTACAGGTGTTATAGTAGGATTAGGATTTGCTCTTAACTTAGCTGCACCTGCTATTACAGCAGTGGGGGAAGTAATAGGTACTGTTATTACTTCAATCGCTAGTGGTGTTTCTACTGTTATAGGAGCTTTAGGTGATATGATATCTAAATTAGGTGAAGCAGGACCTGCTCTATTACTACTAGGCCCTGCATTGTTTGGAATAGCAGGAGGATTAGCAGCTATGGGCCTTTCAGGAATATTAGCCTTACCTTCAATAATTGCCCTAACAGCATTAGGAGCCGTTGCTCCTGCATTAGCTGATATTGGTATTGGTGGAGGTGGGAAAGGTGAAGAGGGTAAAGGCACAGAAATGACAGAATTAATAGCCGCTGTTAAAGAGGTTAAATCCGCTATAGATAGATTATATAGTAAAGATCAATCCATCAACATGGATGGTAAAAAAGTAGGTAACACATTAGTACAAGGCTCATATAAAGTAGCATAACATTTAAATATTTATATTAAACGATAAACCATGGGATTATTAGACAAATTAAAAAACAGTATCTTAGGATTGGGTGGAAATAAACCACAAAATTTTGGAGTTAACCCTGTACTACCAAACTCATTACATAACTTGTACTCAGTTGATGGTCAACCTAATGTAGCTTGGAGGCCAAGTAATGGCTCTGGATTTAAACCACAACCCTCTAAATTAGATGAGTTAGATACTCAAGCACCTAACCTAAACCCTGTTGGTATTGTATCACAAGTATACAAATCCAAAACAGGCCGTAGATACAAAGACCTAGGACCAACCGAAGGACGCTACTAACATGCCACTACTTGATCTAAAAACCGACTTAAAATCACTTAAGTACGGAAGTGATCGACCAGGCGGAGGTGACAGCGGTCAACCATACCAAAAAGTCGATATCAACACTGTTGATAGTGGCTTTAACCGTTTTCGAATGACTAATTTCGATGATGGTTTAGTAAGAGGTGGGGTTGTAGGCGCTGCTAATGCTTCAATTGTCGATACACTCCGTATAGGGAAATTTCTTAAAGATTTTCCTAAAGGACCGTTATTCATTGTTAAGCAAGTCGGTTTACAACTATCAAATCCTGCTTTAGAAACTAAAAAAATTACTATAGGTAATGGTAGAGGTGTTTTAGGATTTATAGGCAATACTTTAAGTGCTATAAATAATACTTTAGGCCCAACCCGCATATATAATTTAGGTATCAACACAATAGCACAAGTACCAGTTAACGCTTTTGGTATTCATTTTAACAGACATGGCTTACTCCCAGTCCAAGATGATCAAACTAAATACTTAGCTGTTGCTGAAGCAAATAATCAAGGAGTAAATGCTCCTGATAATAGATTAGTAGGATTAAAAACTAGATTTTATTTAGGTGATAGGCAAACAGAAAACATACCTGGATTTAATAACAGAAAAAAAAGAAAGTTATTAGCTCAAATAGATGCATTTGGGGGTATTATTAAAAAACCAAAACCAATAGGATTTTTAGATGCTAACAAAGAACTAACAGTAGATAGGTATATTGGTGGTCCTGGATCTGTTTATGGTATAGGTAATACTACTATCCCAAGAAAAACATTTACTGAAGATAAATCTAAAATTGATTTAGCACTAGAACAAAGCCAGATATTAGCTGGAAATACTAAAGACAATAATGGAGATGTTCAAAAAGTAAAACTTAAAGATACTTTTGATTTTAAAATTAGTAATAAAACTAATTCTGATTTATCTAAAGATTCTTTTGATGATTTAACTAGTGATGGTAATTTACGTACTACTCTTAAGGATAAGAACATTAATACTAACACATACTCAGGTAGTATTACTTGGACACCATCAACCGGCCCTAAAATAGTTGATAAGGATGCTGATTTAGAATTATCTAATTTAACTACAGGCACTAAAGAAGACATTGATGTTAACGATTTTACTACAAAAGGTGAAAACACTATAAAATATACCCCATCAGCAATAGCAACAGGTAATGTAGCTAAATATGCTGAATTAAGACAAGCAATTAACAATAGAATCTCAGCTCAGCAACTGTATACTGATATTGGAAAAGGTGGAGGAAGTGCAGCTTCTTCCTTACTTAGTATAATTCCATTAATAGATGACTATAATTTACCTAGCCCTGTTAGAGTAAATGAAATGACCTCATCTCGTGATGGATATTCAGCAATAGGGAGATCACAATTTACTAACCAAAACAAAGTTCAGCCGTTCCCTAATTATAATTCATCTAAAGATAATACTAAAAAAATAATAACTGTCGACGTATCTAGATCAGATAAAGATTTTAAATATGTAAGTTCAAGTTTAGCAAATAAATTTAATAGAACTAATGACACCGTAGTAGATGATGATACTTTAGCTTTACAATTTATGCCTTTAGATCCCTTTACTGGTAATATATTACGTACATTAAAATTTTTAGGATATATAACTGATTATAGTGAAAACTATGACAGCACATGGGATCCTATAAAATATGCTGGCCGAAATGAAAGTTTTTATATATTTAAAGAATTTAAACGTACAGCAAAGGTAAGTTTTAATATTCCTTGTTTTAATCCTAAAGAACTAGAACAAAAACATTGTGATATGAGTGAGCTAGCATCTGTACTAGCAGGCAAATACCAGGATAATCTTTTATTAGGTGGAATTATAACTAGACTAAAAGTAGGCAGATATATTAATGACCAACCAGGTATTATAACTGATTTAAGTTTTTCTCCTATTGAAGGATCATCTTGGGATTTAGATAGAGGATTAGCTTTTTACTTAAAGGTTAGTTTCGGATTTACTCTAATTCATAATTTCTTACCTCAATATGGAAAGTGTGGTTTTATTGATAGACAACCTGATCCAATCCCCGAAACCGCTCCTAAAGAAGATGACAAGAAAAAAGAAGATATTAAAACTACAATAAAAGTAGAAGATAATCGTGCTGATATAGATAGTACATTAAATGCTAATTTATTTGCAACTAAACAAAGAGCTGAATTTGATAAAAATAGAGTTTTACCTCCAACAAAAACTCAAACGGCTGCTGCAAAAAGAAAATTTGAAAGTTTAAAATTCTCTGACTAAAATAATATGGATCGCTACGACAACACAACAATATTAAAAACAGAATTTACAGATAGACCCTACTATAAAGGAAAACAATATCCAAACATTCCTTTGTCAGAGTCTGATGTGTATGTTATCACTACTGTAGGTGATAGATTAGATTCATTAGCATATAGTTATTACGGTGATTCTACATTATGGTGGATTATAGCAGCAGCAAATAACAACGCTACTAAAGGTGCTTTATATCCTGTTCCTGGTACTCAATTAAGAATACCAACAAACGTAAATAATGTTTTGCAACAATTTAATCAATTTAATAAAGCAAGATAAATGTTATGTCAATATTTAAAGATACGTTTAAAGAAGGAGTCAAAAATCAATTAAAGGCCAGACAAAAAGCCATATTTGAACGCACTCCTGACTCTATTCAGTATTTTAATGCTCGTAACTCGTGGATTAGAATGACATCTGCTGTTAACATAGGAGTAGATGATGGTAGTTTAACACCTGGAGTATCTACTTTAGCTAATAGTTATGTTTTATTAGGAGGAACACTATATAACGGTAAATTAAGATCAGGAGTAGGAATAGACAATAAAGCTTACAGTTTAAATTCTACTACAGTAAATCCTGATGGTACTATAAAACAAGAAAAAAATAGACTAGGAATACGACCAATGCCTGGTATTACATCTATTGATGTCAAATCAAAATCAGCATATGGCTCCTTAAGAGAAGTAGTAGTAAATTTTCAATGTTGGGATATTAGACAACTAGAAGAATTAGAACTCCTCTATATGCGCCCCGGATACAGTGTATTAGTAGAATGGGGATGGGCTCCTTATCTTGATAATAATGGAAAATTACAAAGTAATATTTCTTTTATAGATGATGTTTTAAAAGGTGGAGTACCTAAAGAACAAATTTGGAAAAATATATTTATAAAGGCTTCTAAAGATGGTAATTATGATGCCCACTATGGATTTATAAAAAACTTTAGCTGGTCTGCTCGCCCTGATGGTGGGTATGATTGTACTTCTTCTATTATTTCTATAGGTGAAATTCTTGAATCCTTAAAGGTAAATTATGGAGCTTACGACACAGATGTATCTACAAAGGGTGTTTTTAAAAAATTACCTACTCCTTTTGCAAAAGATTCAAACCTTCAAAAATCCTATTCACAAAACAAAATTGCAGGAATATGTAATGAATTATATCTTACTTTATTAGGAGAAGGAATAGTAGATAAAGGAGAAAAAATATTTAGTGGTTGGACATTTTTTAGGTTTGATGTAAACGTAAAAGGCTCCCCAAACACCGATAGTGACTTTGATGATGCTCCTCAAATATATATTTTATTAAAGGATTTTGTTGATATATTAAACAAACATGTTTTATTAAAAGATATAAAAAGTGAAACCCCTATGATAAGGGTATCAGTAAATGAAGGTAGTCATATGGGTGGAGAAGATAAACCACTACTATGTTTAGCTCATCCACTACAATTATCTATAGATCCATCTGTTTGCTTAATTAAAAATGATGCCTGGCTTAATCCCTCAAATTTAGGGTTTGAAGAAGGATTTACTGATG